AATAACGAGAAGGCTCGTAAGGATATGGATAAGGTGAAGGGTCAAAAGAACCCTCACTTCGAAGAGTATGATATTTCTGAAGAGCGTAAGGAAGGTGAGTCACCTCAACAATATGCCGACAGAATGAATAAGAAGTATTCTGGTGGTAAGTCAAAGACTTATGATCCTATGAAGGATAAGAACTTCGACCACGACAAGGCAGAAAGAACCCGTGGTTCTATGGAAGAAGGTATGAGACATCGTGACGCCAAGACTGGTGAAGTAACAGACAAGCCTGAAATTGGTAAGACATACTACCCAGAAGGTCCTCGTGCTAAGTCTTCCGTAGCTCTCCGTAAAGAGAAAGAGGAGAGGGAAAGAAAGGGGATGAAGGAAGGTCTAGATCCCGTAGGTAAGGAAGATGGAGACATCGATAACGACGGTGATAAGGATAAGTCTGATAAGTATCTACTCAATCGTCGCAAGAAGATTGGTCAGGCGATGAAGAAAGAATCAGCTTGGCAAGAGTATCTAAATCGTAGAGGAATCTCTGAGGAAGTATTCTCTGAAGGCGATCTAATCGATGCAGGTCGTAAGAACGAGGGTGAAAGAAGGGGAAAAAAGATTACTGGGGAGGGTGTTGATAACTCCTCCTCTGTGAAGTTGATGCCTCGTATCTCCGAATCTGCTATTGTAACCGAGAAAGCGGAGAGTAAGTCACAACAGCGTCTATTTGGTATGGTAAGGGCAGCCCAACAGGGTGAAACACCAGCCTCCAGTAAAGTTGCTGAACTAGCTGCTAGTGTTGGTAAGTCAGATGTTTTAGAATATGCTAAGACAAAACACAAGGGTCTCAAAGAGAACTGTTGTGACAAGTGTGGTACTCCTGATTGTACCTGTGATGAGAAACCTAAGGCTAAGAAAAAGAAAGCTAAACTAGATGAGGCAGGGATGCCTATTCTGGAGTATTCTAGGAACAACGCTGACGGTCCTACACCTGAAATGATTGATCCTCCAAAGGATGAAGAGGGTAAGAAGGGTGTAAAGAACCCTAAAGGTAAGGCTAAGAGACCTGGTGCAGGTGACAGAAGACCTAATGATGGTGGTTCTGATCTACCATTTGATATGGGAACCGTACCCGGTGGCGGCGGTTGTGGTTGCTAAATAGTGATGTAGTTTTTAGGTATAACATGTCAAAAGTAGTGAGTCTACTCAAGCCAGCACTTCTCTGGTTGCGTGATTCTACCGAAGTAAAGAGACTAGTAATTGAACTCCTCCAGCGATACGCTGAGAGTACGAAGACTGATGTTGATGATTTACTCGTCGCCACAGTCAGTAAAGCACTCCTCCCTGAAGGAGCTGAGTGATGGAGTGTTTGTTAGTATCCCATACTACGTTTTGGGTACTAACAGGCGCGTTACTTCTTTCTGAAGCTATCGGTGAAACCAAATGGATTAAATCCAATGGAATTTTGTCATTCATCTTTGAACTTTTAGAGCAACTAGCTCGTATAGTACGAAAGGTACTATATCAACGTTAACCTAGGAGGTTCCAAAACCTTCTAGGTTTTTTCTTTATAAATAAAACTACCGGATATTCACACAAAGGAATCAACAAATGGCACTCTGGGGAAACAAAGACAATTTATTAGGTCCAACTCCAGTTACTATTGTCGGCACAGCAACCTCCGAGTTTTGGACTGCTGCCGCAACTGGAATTGGCACCATTGCAACAGGAACTACTATCGTATTAGGTGATGGTGGATCAGCAGGTTTTGCAGTTATCGAAGCAAGTCTAGGGGCAGACCTAGTAAAGGTTAACCACCTATCAGCACTTGCTGGATCTAACGCGGCTGTATATTCACTACAACCTATCTCACTTAAGAACGATCCTGGATACGCACCTACTTCAGCCGATGGCTCACTAGGACGTACTCAGAGACCAGTTGGTTTGAGTTCTGCAAACATGACAGCATCAGCTGGCACCGTATGGGAAGCTGATCACAGTGGTTGGGTTGGAGTTACAACCTACATGGATAACTCAGCAACACCTCCAGTGATGCGTGTTAAGAAGGAAGTTCTAGTCGCTATGTCTGGTATTCAGACTGGTGGACGTGAGTATCCTGGTATGTTTAGTGGAGCAGCTGCCGCAGTTGTTATTGGTGCAGCATCCGTAAGTGGTTCTGCCACACCTGTAGCACTCACACCATCAGCATATACAGTATCTACTGCTTCAGCAACTGCTGGTGACCTAACCTATGTTTGGTCTACTAACGATGGTTCTGCTACAATTACTGGTGGTACTACAACTACCGCTAACATTGGATTCAGTACAGCTGGTAGCTACAACGTTACTTGTACAGTTTCTTCTGGAACTGCCTCTGATTCACCATCAGCAGACACACTTGCAGTAGTCGCTAGCTGATAACCAAGAGTAAGAGATGAGATTTGACGAACTAAATGATGATAATTATCTCTTGTTTGCTATCAAGTTTTACGAGAATCCTCATGCGGTAACTCGCGATGATTTTGAGGATGATCTTAAAAAGATTAAGTATGTCAAACGTCTACTAAGACGTTATAGAAATACAGGTGTATTAAAAACACACCTCATACTTAATCACTTGATTGTATTATTCAATGTATTTGGGGACGCTGCCGTTCCCCTCCTTTTCTACAATATAGAAAAGGATCTATGGCCAGCATTAAAGGGGTTCCTTGTGTTTATGCACAAGTTACCTGAGTTTCCTAGGACACTTATGGATGAAGTGCCCCTGGATGAATATTGCTTAGAACAACTGGAGAACTTAGATGAGTCATCCTAAACTAGAAAAGTTAATAGAAGCCTTTAGGAAACTAAAGGAAGACGCAGGGATGACTGTTGGTGGTGGTAACATTGCTGGTATGCCCCCAGAAGATACTGATCCTCCTGTGGATTTGAAGAAGAAAAAGAAGAAAGTCTTAGCAACTTTCCGTAGAAGTTTACCCAACCAATAGAAAAATATGTTCGAAAGGAATGGCAATGTTCAGTTGGCAGTCCTTGAGGAGAAACTAAGTACAGTAACTGAAGTTATCTCCAAGCTCGATGAGAACATTGAGCAACTTAGTAATCTCAGTGTCAACGTTAGTAAGATGCTAGCGGTTCATGAAGAAAAGCTAGATGTTTCTAGGGAAGTTTCTCTGGAAACTGAAAAAGAATTAGAAGATCTATCAGATAGATTAGAAGAAAAGTATAATAGTTTATCCAAAAGAATCTCTATCTTGGAAAGAAGAGTTTGGATGGCTGTGGGTGCTTTTACCATTGTAGTATTCTGTTTTCAGATTGGTATCATAGAGGGTGCTGCATTATCCCAAAAGTCTGATATAATGGAGGTGTACCTCACTGAGTGAATACTGAATGGATTTTGTTGACTCCAAGTTCATAAGCTTAGTATCCTCTCGCTTAGCGAAGTTCAAACAGAAGAAGTCAGACCTGTATAACTGCAGGTGTCCCATTTGTGGAGACTCTTCTAGGAACCGAACTAAAGCGAGGGGATATATTTATGCGGTGAAGCAAAATACAAACTATAAGTGCCACAACTGTGGTGTGAGTATGTCATTCGCCAACTTCATAAAGGAGATAGACCCTGTATTGCATAAACAGTATGTCTTTGAGAAGTTTAAGGGTAAGAACTCTACGCCCATCAAGAATACTAAATCAGTTCTGGATAAGTTTTCTTACGAGCCTAAGTTTAAGAAGAAGACAAAGATTGATCTACCCTCTGCCTTTGACATAAAACTATCTAAGGAGTATCTGGATAATAGGAAGATTACCTCTGGGGAGTTTTATTACACAGATAACTTCAAAGAGTTTGTAAATGTTATTAAGCCAGGGACGTTTGATGACGAACGTGGTGGACCTAGAATTGTAATTCCACTGTATGACAGGGATGGTGTATTGTTTGGTTTACAGGGAAGATCTCTCCTACCTAGTAAGGTTAAATATATCACAATCATCCTCGATGAAGACCAGCCAAAAGTGTATGGTTTGGAGAAAATAGATCCCACACAGAGGGTATATTTGGTTGAAGGACCCTTCGACTCCACATTCATAAATAACTCACTCGCTATGTGTGGTGCTGATGTAGTATTAGATACACTGGGACTACAAGAACTAGTATATGTGTACGATAACGAACCTCGTAATAGAGAAATCTGCAATAGGATTAATAAAGTTATCGATCAGGGTAAGAAAGTTGTTATTTTCCCCACAAATATAGAACAAAAAGACATAAATGATATGATCTTAGCAGGGCATGATATAATGACTGTATTGGGATCTAATGTCTACCAAGGACTAACTGCTAAAATTAAGTATAACGAATGGAAAAGATTATGAATTCTGTGATCAGTGTTGTTAAGAGGTCTGGTGACAAGGAAGTACTTGACATTAACAAACTTCACGTAATGGTCGAGGCTGCTTGTGAAGATCTATCTGGAGTCTCTGCTTCACAGGTGGAGATGAACTCTAATATTCAGTTCTATGATGGTATTACAACCGATGCTATTCAAGAAATTCTTATTAAGAGTGCTTCTGATCTGATTGATCTTGACCACCCAAACTACCAGTATGTTGCTGCTAGGTTGTTGTTATTTGCTGTACGTAAGCAAGTATATGATCGTATGCATGAACTACCCGATGTCAAGTCACACGTTAGTAAGTGTGTAGACGCAGGTGTATATGATTCTGAAATCTTTAATCTCTACAGTGACGAAGAGTTTGCTGAGTTTGATAAGATTATCAACCACGACAGGGACTATATCTTCACCTTTGCTGGTCTCCGCCAGGTGGTAGATAAGTATTTGGTTCAGGATAGAACCAACAATAAGGTATATGAAACTCCCCAGTTCATGTATCTCCTTATCGCCGCTACTATTTTCTCTCAGTATCCCAAAGATACTAGAATATCCTACGTAAAACGTTACTATGACGCAATCTCAAAACACCGTATCAATATTCCAACGCCTATTATGGCAGGCGTTAGAACGCCCCTTAGGCAGTTCGCTAGCTGCGTTCTTATTGATTCCGACGACAGTCTCGATTCTATCTTTAGCTCTGATATGGCTATTGGCAGATACGTTGCGCAAAGAGCTGGAATCGGGATCAACGCTGGAAGAATCCGTGGTCTCAACAGTAAAATCCGTGGTGGAGAGGTCAGCCATACCGGGGTAATTCCATTCCTTAAGAAGTTTGAAACTACCGTTCGTTGTTGTACTCAGAACGGTATTAGGGGAGGTTCGGCAACAGTTCACTTCCCTATCTGGCACCAAGAGATTGAAGATATCATGGTGTTGAAGAACAATAAGGGTACAGAAGACAATCGAGTGAGGAAACTTGACTACTCCATCCAACTATCAAAGATTTTCTATGAGCGTTTCATCCAGAATGGAGAAATTAGCCTCTTCTCACCGCACGATACGCCGGGCCTCTATGATGCTTTTGGCACTGATAGATTTGATGAGCTTTATGTTCATTACGAACGAGCTCAAGATGTTCCAAGAACGACTATCAACGCACAAGAATTGATTATGGATCTCCTGAAGGAGAGAGCAGAGACTGGTCGTATCTATATTATGAATATTGACCACTGTAACTCTCACTCATCCTTCCTCGATAAGGTGGAGATGTCCAACCTCTGTCAGGAGATTACACTACCTACAAGACCCCTAAACCACATTGATGATACAGAAGGTGAGATTGCTCTCTGTATCCTCTCTGCACTGAATGTAGGTAAGTTACGCAACGTGGAGGAGATGGAAGATCTATGTGACTTGGCAGTTCGTGGTTTAGATGAACTGATTGACTTCCAGAACTACCCCATCAAAGCCGCTGAGATCGCCACCAAGAACCGTAGGTCTCTGGGTGTTGGTTATATTGGTCTGGCACACTACTTGGCAAAACACCATGTGGGGTATAACGATGAGGAGGCTTTCTCTCTCGTTCATAGACTAACAGAACACTTCCAGTATTATCTAATCAAAGCAACCACTAATCTTGCCAAAGAGAAGGGAGCTTGTGGTTGGTCTGATCGCACTAAGTATAGTCAAGGTATTCTACCTATTGACACATACAAGAGTGATGTGGATGAGATTGTTCCTAACGTTCTCGAATTAGACTGGGAAGCCCTACGAGCTGATTGTCTGAAGTATGGAGTCCGTAACTCCACTCTATCCGCACAGATGCCCTCTGAGTCCTCCTCAGTCGTCTGTAACGCTACCAATGGTATAGAACCACCCAGAGGGTTCTTATCAGTGAAGAAGTCCAAGAAGGGAACCCTGAAACAGATTGTTCCTTCTTACCCATACCTCAAGCAGTTCTACACTCTTCTATGGGAGATGGGTAGTAATGAGGGATACATCAAGATTGTATCTGTGATGCAGAAGTTCTTTGACCAGGCTATCTCTGGGAACTGGTCATATAACCCTAAGAACTACCCAAATACTGAGGTACCAATGAGTGAGATGGTCAAAGACTGGCTCACTACATATAAGTATGGTTGGAAAACTTCTTACTATCAAAATACATATGATATGTCCACGGATACCGGAGAAACGGATACCAAAGATGAACTAGAATCATTATTATCACAGATCGAACTTCTAGAAGAAGACGACTGTGATAGTTGTAAAATCTGATCCACAAAGTGATATAATAGAATCACTAAGCAACCCATAAACTAACTCCCAACGACTATGAAGTTTCTACCAAATACAGGACATATTGAAGGAATGACCGTGTTCAATCAGAATCAAGTTGATGCTAAGACACAACCAATGTTTTTTGGTAAACCTTTGGGGATACAACGTTATGATACCTATAAGTATCCTATCTTTGAGAAACTAACTCAACAGCAACTAGGATACTTTTGGAAACCAGAGGAGATCTCTCTCCAGAAAGATAGATCTGATTATCAGAAGTTGCGTCCAGAACAGAAACACATCTTTACTTCTAATCTAAAGTATCAGATTCTTCTAGATTCTGTACAAGGTCGTGGTCCTGGAATGGCTTTTGCTCCCTATTGCTCTCTCCCAGAGTTGGAGGGTTGTCTAAAGGCTTGGGAGTTTATGGAGATGATTCATAGCCGGTCTTATACCCACATCATCAAGAACCTATATCCAGATCCCTCTGAGGTATTTGATACTATTCTGAAAGATGAAAAGATCCTCGAACGAGCAAAGACGGTTACAGCGGCTTATAACGAATTCATTAATGCCGCCCACGAATACGACAACGGAAACACATGGCAACACGCAAATGAAGACGTACCTACGGCTATTGTCAACCGTTATGACCTTAAGCGTAAGCTTTACCGTGCTATGGCTAACGTTAATATCCTAGAGGGTATTCGTTTTTATGTTTCCTTTGCTTGTTCTTTCGCCTTTGGTGAACTAAAGCAGATGGAAGCATCAGCTAAGATCATCTCACTCATTGCCCGCGATGAGTCACAACACTTAGTTATCAGTCAGAACATTCTCAAGAACTGGAGGAATGGTGATGATCCTGATATGATTAAGATTGCTGAGGAACAGAAACCTTGGCTAATTGAAACCTTTAAGTTGGCAGTAGATCAGGAGAAAGCCTGGGCTGAATATCTCTTCAAGGATGGATCTATGATTGGTTTGAATGAGAAACTACTAGGAAACTATGTTGAGTGGATCGCTAACCGTCGTATGAAGGCTGTTGGACTAGACCCCATCTACGACATTGCAGCTAAGAATAACCCTCTACCTTGGACAGAACACTGGTTGAACTCCAAGAGTGTTCAGGTTGCTCCCCAAGAGACAGAGATCACCTCATATATTGTTGGTAATGTGAAACAGGATATGAAAGCAGATCAGTTTGCCGACTTCTCTCTATGATGGAATACTCCCATTCCAAGTTAGATCCAGATGTATATACTATAGATGGGGTATTTTCCCCTAAAGAATGTGCTGAAATATATGATGAATTCCTGATTCCATATGATAGAATCAATGCCAAGAGGGAGTATTCTGTATCTAAGAATAACCCCTTTTGGTTTTGCCTTCACAAGGGGGCATCTGATTTTGGTATTGGAGATAACCAGAAATTTATTTCCTATACCTATCGTATCAAGTATTTTATTAAGAAGATATTAAAACCTGACTTTCCTTTTCAGTTGGAAAGAATCAATACCAATATACAATACCAAAATCAGGATAGTCCATTTCATTTAGATGGATTCGATGGTATTGTTGATGGAGTTAATGTGCCCAAATGGACTTGGACTTTCCTGTTCTTCTCGTCTAATACATGGAATACTGAGTGGGGTGGTGAGTTTATCTGCTCTACTGCCACCAAGGGTGTGTATAGGAATATATCTTACATTCCAGGTAGGTGTGTATTGTTTAATGGTCACCTAGAACATAGAGGTTCAGCTCCAAATTGCTTCTCAGAGATGCCTAGAAACACTGTAGCTTGGACTTTCTCGTCCGTGGACGCACACATAAAACCCGATGCAACTAGCTAAATTTCCTAGATAGACACGTCACATGATAGAATGATGTATATCACAAGGAGGATATCATGTCTAGTGAACCGTTTCTTGAATGGATGGTGAAACCACCCATTTCGGATGAAGAGTTGATGTTGATCTGTTTAAACAATGCCCCATGTGGTACGAATAAGAAACAGGCAACGAAACTGATCAGAGTATTAGAAGCTAAGTTGGCATCCCCCACGGGACACGCTAATATATTTCCACAACCAAATCCAGAAGGGGAGTCAGATTATGTTTGGTAATGTACTTCTATGGATTGCTGTGCCATTTGTAATTACTACTGTGGTATTTGGATTATACAAAGGGGAAAATGACTATTATGATTCCGACGATTATGATGGCAATGGAACCGCACACTAAGATTCGTTACGATTTCGCTATGAGTTCTTTCTCTAGAATGTATGGTGTTAAATCTATATCTGCATCAGAATCTCATTCTAGATTCTGCAAAAAGTGGGCAGACACTGGGGATGAGAACCCTCCAAGTGGAACTCTAACTGAAGTTGACTTCTACTTTAGGGACTTGTGGGGTATTTGGGGGGAGTATATATAGTGGGCAAGTATACCACAGCGTTGTTTATACTAACTTCTATTTCATTAGCGATATATTGGGGACTAAACAACGCCTACCCATAATATTAAATATGATTGCTTCTTACAAGAAACTCGAAACTGAAAACTTCATGTTGCGGTTGGAAGTCGAAAGACTGAGAATGGCATTACAGGAAACTCAAAAAGAGTGGGCTCATCCAGAGTCTTGTATTAGAAATCAAAGTCCCTGGAAATAAGTTAGGGGGGTGGTTGCCACCTCCCTTTTTTTGTGCTATAATACCTTTGTGAAGGGAAACAGGGGCTGCTTAGCATTTAGCATCTAAATACCCTATTGAGAGAGGTTATCAACTACTATGGCATACAGAGTTTGGCATTCACCAGTAAAGAGTATTATTCTACAGACCTATGAAGAAGTAGTTGTATACTATGCAATGCAGTTAGCAGCACATAATACTACTCCTAGTTGTTGGGAAGAAGTCCCTGCATAGATAGGATAGAATAATTATGTTATGTGAAAGAAGTAGATTATGAGAACCCATGGATCTATCTGGAGAGCCCCTTTACTGATAATGATGTGCTGGACAACTTTGGTTTTGTTTACCGTATTACCAATAAGACAACAGGAAGAAAGTATTTGGGAAGAAAGGTATTCTGGTTCCACAGAAAGCCTCCTGGTAAGAAACGAAGGGTAAAGAAACCATCTGATTGGAAGAAGTATTATGGGTCCAGTGATGAACTTAAAGCGGATATTCAACTCTTGGGAAAGAACAACTTCCACAGGGAGATTATGTCATTGCATAAGACTCTGGGGAAGACAAACTTTGCAGAGACAGAAGCACTCTTCCAATACAAAGTATTGACAGAGAAACTTGACGATGGGTCTCCAATGTATTATAATGGGAACATACTTTCCCGATATTATAGAAAAGATTATTTTAATTATGAGGACTAATGAGTTATTTTACTGATCATTTTGGGGAAACATATAAGGTTATCCGTAACTATATCCCACCAGAAGAAGCATTAAGGTTGGGGAATGAGTTTAGACAAAGTATAGCAGATGATGAAATAATTCCGGTTTCTGAAGAAGGAGATAGATATGATTTCTATGATAATGTGTCACAGGTAGCAATTCTTTCAGAAAAAGTATCAGAGCTGAATACTTTATTGGGTAGAAAAGTTCTCCCTGCCTACGCATATTTGAGACAATATGGTTCAGGAGGTTTTCTGAGTAAGCATATAGACAGACCATCCTGTGAGGTATCTCTGAGTATTCACCTGTGTGGTGATAAGGAATGGGCGTTCTGTATAGAGGATAAGGAAGGAAACCCCGTAGAACTCATCCTACAACCCGGAGACGCTGTTATATATGACGCACCCAATGCAACTCACTGGAGAGAAGTATATACAGGTGAGTTCTATGTTCAAACCTTTCATCATTATGTTTTGTTGGGTGGTGAGTATGAACATTTATTCTTTGATAATCTCAATACCACCTTTTCTCTGAAAACTTATATCCAACAATATGAGGCAGCTTTACCTCCTGAAGTATGTGACGAGATTGTTCAATACGCTCTAGATCGAGAAGATAGGTTCTATACAGCTCAGACTCTTGCTGAAGATACTTATAAATTACTTTATAGACCTAGAGTATGTGAAGGTTTTACTGTTGAGTCTACAGATCCTATCGATCAAATCTTATTCAAATACATATCAGAAACTTGTAAGAAATATGCGACACGATTTCCACATTTCAAAATCTCTAATGATAGTGGATATGAGATCCTGAGGTATACTCCAGGTGGTAGGTATGATTTTCATACAGATCAACATGCCACTTTTAATAGGGAAGCAACTGTCATCGTTAATCTTAATGACGACTATACTGGTGGTAGGTTATGTCATATTCACGATGACTACAATATCAGAATGGGTAAGGGTGATATCATTATCTTCCCCTCTAACTTCATGTATCCCCATCGTATTACTCCTATATTATCTGGAACTCGTTATTCTGTTGTAACCTGGACAGTCTAAATACTCTGTTATTTCGGATAGAGTGATGAGAATTGATTTCAGTAACTTTTTCAAATACTATAATGGTGATCTAAAGAACCATATAGATTCTATTGATCTATTGGAGCGTGAGATTGAAAAGGTTGCTCCACATCTTCTAGAAGATGAGGCAGAGTGGGTCAAGTTATATCGTAATACTCCTGAGGTTGAGAAACCAGATAAGGTTATTGCTTTACCTGTACCCTACTTTCCACAGACAGATAACTATACACAACCAGAGAGGACTTGTAACTCTTCCTCTTGTGCTATGTGTCTAGAATACTTTAGACCTGGAACATTAGTTGGATCCAAAGGTGATGACGCATATATCAGAAAGGTATTTGCTGTAGGTGATACTACAGATCACTCAGTCCAGACTAAAGTTCTAGCAGACTATGGTGTAGATTCTGAGTTCAACTATTCACTCAGTTTTGATAATCTAGATCATGAACTTGAGAACAAGAGACCTGTTGTGATTGGTATCCTCCACAGGGGAACTCTAGCACACCCCACAGGGGGTCATATGGTTGTTGTGATTGGTAAGACTGCAGAGGGTGATTATATCTGTCACGACCCCTACGGAGACCTTAACGATGGGTATACCACCAATGTATACAACGGTCAGTCTGTAGTCTATAAGAGAAGTGTTCTAGAGTCTAGATGGACTCCTGATGGTCCCACCAGTGGATGGGGACGCACTTTCCAAGCAAAGGTCATTGCAAAAAAGTCTGAGGAGGGTAAGTTGCCCTCCGCTGGTGTTGAACTCATTAAAGAGTTTGAAGGACTTCATGTTGTAAAGTCTGATGGAATGATCCATGCCTATCCTGATCCTCTATCTGGTGGTGAACCCTGGACTATTGGTTGGGGTTCTACTAGAGATCTTGATGGATCTGCATTCCATTCTGGGGATAAAATAACCAGAGAGAAGGCAGACATTCTCCTAGAAGAACAACTCAGAAGAGATTATCTTTCTACACTGGAGAGAACTATTCCCTATTGGGATGAGATGAATGACAACCAACACGGAGCACTCCTTAGTTTTGGTTACAACCTAGGAGCAAGTTTCTACGGAAGTCCTGATTTTAACACAATAACTCGTGTTTTGCGAGACAAAGAGTGGAATAAAGTCCCTGATGCGTTATACTTGTATCGTAATCCAGGAACTCCTGTAGAGGAGGGTCTATCTAGACGAAGGATTGCAGAAGGAGAACTTTGGGAGAGCTGAATGATTGCACTTGATATATTCTGTGACTGGTTCACTGGGAGATGGAACAACCGTGCTCAGGCACACTCCAACCCCAGAGGTCAGGCATATGTGATGGCTAGACACGATAGAATATCAGAACATGAGTTTCGATGTGTCTACCACTATCATAGGGATAAGACCCCTTATAGGGACTTTACCTTGAATATCAACGGACACGATAGTGATATTATTCTGTCTGATAAGGAAACTAAGTTAGTTTATTCTTTATATAACGGAGCGTATACCTGTCACTTTGATAAAGTAATCAAAGGAAAGAGATATGTATTTGATTCTGTATTAGCGAACACTTTCTATAAACTTAATGACCAGTGTTTTGACGGAACTCGATTAGTTCGAGGTCTAGAAACCGGTGAGTTCTATGATTTTAGGAAGGTATCAGATTAACGAATTCCCACCCACCATTCACGAACACAATGTTCGATGTCTTCTTGGGTGGGGTTTTTTATGTCTATGAGTTCGTGGCACTCATCTATCATGGCTTCTAGTTGCTGATTACATGTAATGATATCAGTCATTTCTTTGTGTCTAGACATTTTCAAAGTCATTTGAATACCGACGCCACTTCATATAGAGTTATTTAGTTCTCACGAAACTCTCAGGTATAGGAATGAGATAATGTGTTATAATGTAAATAACTTAATATTTTCTTCATATACATAACGAAGAAACTATTAAGTTTCGTATTGTTGTTTGTAAATTAAAAGTTTTGGATTACACTAAGAGATCGATTATTAGAAAACTAGCAGCTATTGTTGCGATTGGCTTTGTGGGTATTCCTGCAGGAGCTGGTCTAATCCCTACTCTAGAACAGTTTCAGGCAGAGAATGGATATGGTGAAGTAGTGGAGGAGGATATAACTGAAGAGGTGGTGGAAGAAGTAGTAGTGGCAAAGCGTTGGGTTCTACCCAATGGAACACATAATGAGAAGGTAGTACTCACTGCTCTACAGGATAGAGGTATTACTGATAAAATTGCTCTAGCAGTTGTTCTGGGGAATATTAAACAAGAGTCCAGGTTCCACTCCAACATCTGTGAGGGTGGTGCAAGGGTTCATTATCATGGTTGTAGGTCTGGTGGTTATGGTCTTATCCAATGGACTACTTCAGATAGATACAGAGGACTTGGACACTTCGCTACTAGGGTTAATGGTGACCCTTCCAGTGTAGAAACTCAAGTTGGATACATTTTCAATGAGAGACAATGGTTAGACATTGAGTCATCCCTTAAAAGAAATGGTCATAGTGTAGGATACTACATGAATAAGGCGTACTACTGGTTAGGATGGGGTCACCACGGAGCCAGAACTCACTACTCACATGACTATGCGGCTCGTCTCATCTTTAAATAAATAGATGAAAAACCAATGAAAGTTCCAGAGTTTAAGGTTAGTTTTCAGTTTGGTAAGAAGAAGAAACACCCTCTCCGTTTATATGTTATAGGGGCAGTGTTGAGCTTTGTTATCGATATGTTGCATACTTTTTTGAGGGTTCCCTCAAAAGATCTCTGGGCTTTGGTTGACGAAATAGGAAAAGAGCTTAGAATAGAAGATATCAATGAGCTCGTTCTGAATAGTCCCGAACTACTACAGGCTAGAATCGAACGAGAAGTTGGCGGTGCTATTGATGATCACCTCAAAGAAACGGGTCATAAAGATCCAGAGGTTGAATCAGTATTCACCGAAACACTAAAGGGAGAAACACCCCTAGGTGGCGAACTAAGAATCCGCGGCAAGTGGGTTCCCGAAAATAAGGAGGACCAATGAAACGATACAACAAAGTGATGCACTACATACGTGAATCTCTTCGTAACCCAGGAGCATATTCTGAGGAGGAGATTACATATATGCGAGAGCAACTAAAACTCCTGGAGGAAGAGAAAGAAACTATTAAACGGGAGAAGAATCGTGGATTTGGATCTTAAATTCATTGGAGATGATTGTCTTAGGGAACCATCAGTAAATATCGAAGATATTACAGAGGATGTAGTAACTTTAGCTGAGGCAATGAAACAGAAGATGATTGAGTGTAATGGTATTGGTTTAGCAGCCCCACAGGTTGGTAAGAATATCAGACTCATAGTTGTTAGACTAATGTGTGGTATGACTGTGGAGATGATCAATCCACGTATCAGTTGGACTTCTGATGATAGATGTACACTGGATGAAGGTTGTCTTAGTATCCCAGGAACAACACAACTAGTGGAGAGATATAAATCCATTAGAGTTAAATTTCAGGACATTACAGGACAACATAAATATTGGAAATTATCAAAAATGGATGCAAGAGTGGTTCTACATGAGTATGATCACTTGGAGGGTCTATTGATGGTTGACTACCAAAAGAATGACTAACTTTATGGATACTGACCTAGAAGACTGGGAACAACTCCCAGATGATAATTATGATGGATCTGCCCAAATGATTAGACGTGGGCGAATCCAACATCTAAACCACCTTTATAGTATTAGTAATGAGTATGAAAACGAGGAGAGCGCGTCTTGAAGAAGTCATCATGGAATACCTAGATGACGAATACTCATCGCGAAGTATCTACGAAGAATTCCTATCAGTAATGATGGATGAATGTCAAGGTAGGGAAGAAGCATCTAAGAAAGCATTAGAGCTTAGGGACCTGATGTTGGGCGATAGACCTGTATTTTAACTAAGGAGATTATCAATTATGGATAAGGAAGTTAGCGATTTAACACTCACAAGAGTTGAGTGTGAGAAATGTGGCGCCACTTGGATCAATGGTAATCACGTATGGAAGACTGGTAATACTGGAAGTGAAACTGATCTAGCTGGGTTAGTTTGTAATAAACTAGGTGATGATAATTGTATCAACCCTCTAAGGGGTGCAGAAACAGGTGACACTTGGGAACAACGCCTTGGTGATATGGAAACCGGTTTCAACTCTAAACGAGAGCGTTTAGAAGATCAGAGAGCAAGGTTCAAGGAGCAATATGGGGAAGACCCCCACTTTGACGATTGATAGGAAATGAAGCGATTAAATAACCCTAATCGCTTCATCAAGTGGCACACCCCCCTAGGCAAACCTATGGGGATGCGTTATAATATGAAGGTAATCAACCAGAGAGATGACACAGCTTAAAACAAAGTTCCGCAAGTCTATCGGTGTTCTCAACGAAGCC